AGCATCGCAAACGAAGGCACGAAAAGAGCCATTCTCGCCCCCCAAGACTGCCATCGTGAGAACTTCGTCCACGATGCCCGGTAATTCTTTGCCAGTTTTAGAACCTTCGATCTGAAGCGCATATTGTTTGCGCCCATAATCGTCAGTGTATTCGTCTAGGATACCAACAAAGATTACGTTCTTATCACGAATATGTTGAAGGTGCGTAAGCCACGCCATCATTTCTCGTCCATGCATACCATAAGCTGCACGAGTATCTAGCTTGCCAGTTCTGTCAGATCTTGACTCTGGCTGTTGCTGACACCACTGAAAACACAAACGCCCTGCGACTGTGATTGAGTCGATAAATAGCGTTTGATAGTTTTTAAGATTTACTTCTGGATCACCATACATCTGGCAAACACCATCATAGTGCGCCTGACTATAACACTGATCCTCGTGCAAGGATGGATTACCGCCACCAAGATAACAAGCAAAGTCACGACATTCTGCCCACGTTTGTGGACGAATGACATCAATTGGATGTCCCTCGATAGCGGCATCACCTGCCTCTAGATCCATAAACAATGTTGTCTTTGGATCTAATGTTTTTGCTAATGTTGTTTTACCAACACCACTAGCACCACAGACTACGATCTTATGACCGCGTTTTTCTGCAAGCCGTTGTTCGGCTGTTATGATTTGTAAACCCATTTATTTATCCTCTTCGAATGAGAAAGCACCAAGTTCTACCGTTCTACAGTTTTCTAACTGCTGTTTTATTTCTGGTGGAGCGGCTGTGTATTTGCGCTCTTCTACAGAAAAAACAACCTTTCCGTAGTGCTGCGCATTTTCTGGTGACATTGTATTAAGCTGATCACGAAGCATATCCTGATCCCAAGTCACCTTCTTACGAACCGTAGCTTTAAATTTTTTGTTATCAGCTACGATTGTAGTCGTACCAAAATCCTTACCATCGGCTCGTAAAGCATCACGAACCTGTTGTAGCCAAGTATCTTGGATTTGTTCATTTAGATCAGAAAGCTCTTCTTTAAGCCCTGCGATCACAACGCGCAGTTCTTCCCTGCGCTCAAGTAATTGATTGCTCATGGCAACCTCCACGTTTAATTTTCTAGAAACTTTATTATGACAAAGTATGGGATATAAGTCAAGAACTTTTTTTAGATAAATATATATCTATATCAAAAACAGCCTTCATCAGCTTCTTTTTTAGTTTAAATTCAGGGGTTTCTACGCCTTTGGCATCTTCGACAATATGTTCCCAAATACCATCTGCGCTCTCTTTATTGTATTTAAAGTCGGCTATATATGCACAGATCTTTTGATCGTTTACCATGATGTTGTAACGAGGCTGTAGCTCTAAATCTTTGATTCGTTCTGCCTTTTCAAGAGACTTTAAATAGAGGTAACGCTCTGATTCCCATTTAGAGTCAAATGTAATGCCATGTATGGTGGTTTTTTTATTACCATACTTTGGTCTTGACCTTTTTAACTTGGGATTATATCTTGGTTTCAAGTACATTATGGGAGTTATGCTAGTGCCTGCAACTACTAAATACAAGTCTATAAGCGTTTCTGTGGAAACTTATAAGAAAATAGTTCAGATGTCGCAAAAAAAGCGTAGGAATATTTCGCAACAACTTTCTTTGATTGTTGACGATGCCTACGACAAACAGGGGTTTATACCGCCTCACAAGCCGATACGATCTGTTTCTGGCGGACTAAGCGCCGTCATAGAAGACTAAAGCAACCCTGCACTTCCTAAACCACCAAGTAATGTGGCGGCTACTGCAGGGTTTTCTTTTGCCCTTTGCCTAACAGTTGGTAGCCTGCTTTCTGCTGGTTTTGGTTGTGAAGTAACTACTGGCGGTAAAACTTGAGGGACTGGTGTTGCTTTTGGTTTTGGCTTTAGTTCTGATTGTATCAGTGATGTTGCTTGATCTGATGCGCTGCTTAAAGCCTCGTTTGTTGATTGAGCAGTAGTTTGTGCCATAGTAGACTTTATAGCGTCTGATATAATTTCTCCTGCAATTTGTCCTCTTGTTTTAGCATCTGCACCTCTAGCCGAAGTTTTGTATTTTTTCAAAAACATTTTATAAAAAGGTCCGCTAGAAAACAATGAACCAATAACACTAAGCCGAGCAATTACACCTAAATTTTCTAACGGACTTGCTGCAATATTTGCTGCAACAAGATCGCCGCCGGGAGCAGACTCACCAAGTAGCTTCATAATGCGACCAAATTCAAGCATATCTTTGCCCATTTCATCGCCAAATATTTCTTTTATTTTAGCTTCATCTTTTGCAAACTTACTACCAAGTTTTGTAAATTGAGTTTTATCAGTTAAAAATGTTTTTTCAAAATCACCTACTAAACTATCCATGTAATAGCTTTGAATAGTACTCATATCTTCTGCACTGTTAGCAAAGTATGATTTTAAAGCTTTTACATCTTCAGCACGAACTGACCCACTTGCTAAATATTCTGCAGCTTCAGTAGGCGTTAACGTGCCTTTATTTAATTTTCTCATAACTTGATTTTGTGTAAAGACTGATAGCTCATCTAATTCTTTAGACAATTTTCTAAGCAAACCAACTGCAGCATCATCAGCACCAGTTTCTATGAAATTTTTTATTAAATCCTCATCAACGTTTCTTAAACTTAAAACGTTCATTTGTTCGGCTAATTTTTTTATCTCTGCTGCATTTTGCCCAAAAAGCTCATTTGCAGTAGAACCAAGCCCATCAATCTTATCTTTAAATTTAGCTCCAGACCATTTGCCATTTTTAACATCTAAAGACTTGCTCATGGCATTGCGTAGCCACTCAGACGCTATTCTTTCTTTTATAGAACTAAAAGCACCCTCTCCTTTAAACTTATTAACAGCTTTTTCTGCATCAGATAAAAGTTTGGGATTATTAGCTTTAACTAAATTTTTTGCTAAATTAGATTCATTTATTGGAGCATTATTTTTTATTTTATTTATAAGATCTCTTTTGCTTATAGCTTCACTTACTGCTTCAAACTTTTGATTGCCCTCTTTATACATTTTACGAGCATCATTTAAATCATTTGAAGCTTGTCTAAGTGTCGTTCTTTGTTCTTTTGTAAATTGTCTGCCTGCTCTTGTAACCCCTCTTTTACCAAGTATGGCATCAATGCTTTTTGAGCCTAACAAATTATCAACTTGTGGCATAAATTTATCAGAAACACTTTCAACTGTATCTGAAGTCATACGCCTAAATTCTGCATCCCTAAGACTTTTACGAGCTATATATAATTGTGAAAATGATGCCTCATCACCAAGATCAATAATTTTTTGTAAAGCATCTCTAGCTGCTGCTGAATTAGTTCCCGGCTGTGCCGCCACATACTTTTCTATTTCTAGTTTTGCATCATCCGCCATGCCTTTTGTATTAAAAATTTTAGCATTTCCTATGGTATCGTCCATAGCTCTGCTTATATTCTCAAAAGCATCATCAACTTGACCATCAAAAGCTCTGTAAGAATCTTCAAATATTTTAAACAAATCTTCGTCAATAGCTAAGTCTTGATCAGACGCTTTTCCTAACTGAACTGCTATATCGTCCATATGTTTTATTAAAGCTTTTTCAGTTTTTCTAACTTCACCTTTGAGTTTTGTAGTTCCTGTTTTAGCAGCTTTTCCTAAAATGGATGCAGTTCCCTCAATGCTAGGTTCTGCCAATCCTTCACGATAACGAGCCAAATCACTCATTATATTTTCGTGATTATCTCTTAACCTTTTAGATGTACCTATAGCTTTTTCTGACAATGCTTGTTGACGAGCTACTAATGAGGGAACACCTAAAGCACTAGCTGATGGCTTATATCCTCGTTTGTCAGCCGCTAAAATATCCGTTACTCTTTCTTCTGGAACGCCTTTTCCTACGCGGTCTGTTCCTCGAATAATTCTGTAAGTCTTGCCAAGTAAACCAAATATACCTTCACCCGCGCCAGCTATTGCAGCCTCTTTTAGAATATCTTTTCCTACTTCAGATCCTTCTTGAGCCTGAACTCCCTGAAAGCTTTCAATACCCTCTTCTATGGCTTTACCGCCACCACCGCCAAGTGCTGCACCAATTGTAGCTCCAACGATAGGAATAGGTATTGCTGCCTGACCAGCAATAGCGCCTGTAACAGCGCCACCAATAGTTGTCCCTAGACCAGAAAGATCAGAGAGATCTCTCATGGTTAATCCACTTTCGTCAATCATTACTGGAACGCTTGATTCTATTCCGAACTTTTGTGCGGCTTCTGGCATTAAAGCAAGATTACCTAGTTTATCACGAGTAAATTGGTCTCGTGTTAAGCCGAATCCATCCATAAGAACTTTTTCTTGATCTTCTTGTGTATCCGCTCGACCCAACATACGGCGCAGTTTTTTGTCTTGAATACCTGTTTTGTAATCAAATCCTGCGTTTTTACCTTTTAAAGATTTATTATATGCGTCTATCGCTTCTTGAGGAACATATTTTTCAGGTTGAGCTTCTATATTGTCAAGCTGAAAAAACTCTTCATTTGTAGGTTTATCACCTTTTATTTTTACATCTATGGGACCAAATTTTGTATCTATAGTTATTAATCCCATTATTGACCGCCTTCTTGATTTGTAAGGTCAACAAAACTTCTGTTTTCTTTATAAACTCCTTTTGGAGAAGAGAACCTATTATTTAATGCTTTATCTAAAATTTCTTGAGTTTTTTTAAATTCTTCATCATTTCTATAATAATACTCATCTCGAAATTGAGTTATTATTGGAGATAATTGATTTTTCTTACCAGAAAAATAACCTATCATGTTTGATATGGCCTGCACAGGTTCGTTAGGGTTGTCAAATATTCCTTGTTTTCCCAAAGATTCAAATAACGTATTCAAGTCTAAATCTGACACTTGACTCTCTTGCAACAAAGCCCTCTTAAATTCATTTATAATACTTTGTCTACCTCTAGCGACTCTTTTATCTAAAGATATTTTATCATCACCAAATGTAACTTTCGCATCTTTTAATCCAAAACCAACCAATAAACCATTTACTTTTTCTTCTAATTTAAACAATGTAGGAGAATCTGCAGCAGCTATTTCTTCTAAATCGCTTTGCATTTGATTTAACATTGTTTGAGCTTTTGTATAAGCATTAAAAGTACTTGCTAAACGCGCAGCATCTCCAGAGGGTTTAGCCAATACGGTTTGACCGTCTTTCGTACCCCAATGAATATCTAAATCTTTTACTGGCTGAATAGCTTTTACATTTTTATATTCAGTTCCTTTTGCTCCAGCTTTTATTTCTTCTTTTTTAAGATCTACACCTATTTCTAAAAGTTTTAAATCGTATGCTCTTTGTGCTGCTCTTGCTTCTTTTGCAAATGCTGCATCGGCGGCTTTCCCAGCGGCTACTTGATTTAGAGCATATTTACCTGCTGCTAATTGCGCTTGTTTTGCTTCACTCTTAGCTTTTTCCAATGCAGGCAGGGCTTTTTCTCCAGCCTCTCCTACAGAGCTTAAAATTCTGCCTACATTAAAACCCTTACCTGCTCTATTTTGCATAAGAGCAAGACCAAGAGACATAAGAGCAGCACTCTTATCAACTTTACCACTAACATCTATACCTGTAGCAGCAGCAAATTCTTTTTTATAATCATCAATTGTTTTCGATTGGCTTTTTTGAGAAGTACCTCTTACATTTTGATTAAACTCATCCATAGACTCTTGAAAAAGTTTTCCAAACGCATCAACACCACCTTTTTCTTCAATCTCTGCGCCAACTTCTTGAGAAAGCGCACCTTCACCAGCAGCTTCGGCTGATGCTGTCATCTGTTCTTCTATAGCTTCTTTAGCTTTTTTTTCTGCTATAATTTTTTGGGCTTCTGCCCCATCACCAGCACCACTTGGGGCAATAAGATTTTTAATCTGTTCTGTTAAATCAACAGGGTCAAAGCGCATACCTTGCGTTTCAGCTATCTTTTCCTCTTTATCTCTAAAGCTATCTGAAGAATAAAATAATTCATCTAAGGGAAGGCTTTTAGTTGTAGAATTATTTTTTTCTTGAGCTTTTTGTTTGGCAATTTCAGATGGACTCATTAAATATTCATAAGCTGGAACAACTACATTATCTGTTATTTTTTTGGGAAGGCCAACTTTTGGACTTGTGAGAAATTCAGTAAAATCACCGATTTTTTCTATACCACTTAAAATACCTTGCCCTATCTCACCTATTTTTCTTTTAGGAGGTGTAGTTATTCCATATGGACCTATGTAATCAGCGTCACCCAAACCTCTTCTTATCAGCTCTGACGTATAAAGTTTGTTTAATTCATCACTCATAATTGTTAGCCTTATTTCTAAGCTCTGTTAATGCCTTGAAGGGTTGTATATGCTCCAAGTCCAGCCATTACCGGATTAGTTTGATAAGTAGGTTGCTGTATTGTGCTATAAAGACCCGCAGAAGGTGTTCCAGATAGCGCACCATATGCGTAGTTATATGGCAGTAATTGTTGCTCAGTTGGCCTTTGTGCTTCCTGTCTTTTAACATCTTCTATTGTTTGTCTAAATCCACGCTCTGATTCTCCTACACCTTGCATATACGCTAGATCCGCAGGTGCCATAGCGCCATAAACACGACCCGTATCAGCCGCTTGAGTACCTATAGTTCCATAAGACTGACCTATACCACCAATTAGTCTACCTGCTTCTTGTGAGGCTTTCTGAGCCTGTGCATAGTTTTTCATTCTTAAATCAGCAGTGGCTTTACGCTTTGCGTCTGCAATATTACGTTCTATTTCTGCTGTTTGTATGCCCTGTCGAGAACCGCCAAACGCCCCTGCTTGTACG